ATATATAAATTCGAACTCGGGTGGTCCGTTCCCGTGACACCTATCCCTAGACTCGTAGAGGTCGTGTCGAACATGATATTCGATGTCGTACCGACGAACGTCGCTCTATTCGTCCCCTGAAACTTAAGATGACCGTTCGCGGACATATCTATTATTTAGGGAGGTTTTTTTAAACGAAAAAGTCCGGAGGACTTTGTTTGATACGAGTGGCTCTACCACTCGGGATGTCTTTCTTGCAAAGTGGGTTGCACTTTGGAGGAAAAGGTCAACTGCTTAGGCAGTTGGAATAGACGGCCACACAACACCCGTGAGGTTTCCGTCCGCGTCTAAAGTTGGTCGGGCCGTACGAGGCAAGTCCCTTAGAGCTTGGCGGTAATCCTTCCAGTTCTGGATATCCAGTTCGAGCCAGTGTGGATAATCTGGGGTCATGTATTTATCACTCTGGTCGAGGAGAGTGTTCCGTTCCTCTCGGAACTTTTTGATCGCATCAGCGTTCGTTAGTTTGTAGAGTGTATATTCATACGCAATATCGAGAGGTCTTGGAAAGTTCTCGTCATCGAAAACAACACTCTCCCACGTGGTTCCATCGGAGGTATAGGGTTCACCCGGGGCTATACTTTCTAATATTTGGGCGAGCATATACTTTACCGCTACATTTTTATGACACGAATTCTATGTAAACGAAACCATGTTGACCTGTGTGTGTTCCAAATGAGGGGCTGCTCCCATTATTCCTCGACGAACCACCGAGCCCACCAGCGCCCCCATAAGCGTTAGTACCACCACCGGCGTACCCACCACCACCACCACCACCCGTCGAAGAGCCGCCACCACCACCGAACCCCCCGGGCCCATTACTGGAGGAGCTGGGGCCTCCCTGGGCTCGTTGGGAGTCCCCGGTGGTGCCTATATGATAACCGTTTCTCCCACTCCCGTCTCGGCCGGACTCGTAGACAAAACCAGAACCCCCACCCTGTCCCTGTAAGCCGGCTAATGTGCCGTTGATGGTGGTATTACCCTGTGATGTTCCACCATTCGAAATTGCATATTGCGCGTTCCCCGCCCACCGCGTGGCGTTCTTTCCACCACCACCACCACCGACAGCATACAAATATGTTCGATCTTCACTTAGAACCCATGATGCTCCACCACCACCACCACCGCGGTATGAGCCATTCGAACTGCCATACACAGTCGTATCCGCATCCCCACCGGCTTGTCCTACAACTATGGCAAATTTTGTTCCCCTTGTGATCGAAAAGTTTCCTTGGCTATATGCCCCAAGCCCAGCGCCGACGAACGTACCCGCTGAGATGTTGTAGGAATGCCCCCCTCTCGCTCCAGCTGCTTTAATTGTATACGTCCCAGATTTGGGGGCTGTCCATATTTGAAAACCCCTATCGGTGTTGCTGGTGCTGGCGGCGTTGAAATAAGCAGTGTTATCCGTCCATGCGGGGGAATACGCAGAAAGAAGGCTGCTGAGCATCGGTCCCTGCTGTCCCGTTTGCCCCGCATTCGTGAATGTAAATGAAGTAAAGGCGTAAAGTTCGGCACTCCCCACGATATTGATTGCTCTATCTGTGAACAACCCGCTGTTATTATCAGTCAATCGGAATGTTACACTCGTCGTACCCACCGCCGCAATTTGACCTGTTATAGCACCTGTACTCTCGGTAAGAGCAAGACCCCCAGGTAAGGCGTTACTCCCGGGTGCTACATAGAACGTCATATTCGTACCACCACCACCATCTGTACCTACGAGTGTTTGAGTTTGGGACGTACCAGTATCGAACCCCAGGTTCGCACCAGCCGCGGTAGTCCATTCGGCTGGAAACCCTATCGTGGCAGTACTGGCCCCGCTCAAACCCGATGTACTATTAATCCTAACTTTATAGGGTTGTTGGGCGAGAACCCATGATCCCGATCCACCAAAAAATTGTACATTGTTGAGTCCAATATCATAGTCCGTCGAACCCGTGTTCTTTGACTTTATTACCACTCTGAAATAAGAGAATGCTTCAGTTGACCCCGCGGATAGTGTTGTGACATTTGTGGACAGAGTCGTCCCCGTCCCAGCATGAAGTACCGTCCAATTTGTACCGTCGTTGCTCCCTAATATAACAAATTGTCCGTGTTGGAAGTTTGATTGAGCGCTACCTATTACAGCGCGAGATAGTATAACTGGGTTGGGTATTTGTAATTGTATCCAATGCCCACGATGCGTTGTTCCACTTATATCTTGAGTTGCTGCGGAGTCAAGTCCCGCTAAATAGGGTGCATTAGAATCATAGCCCACAGTGGCGTTACCATTTGCACTGTGCCAGTAACTACCCGTAGTCACAACATCATCAAAGGCCTTGTACGCGTTAGTCGAGTTCATTGAGGCACTCGCTGTGTACCCCGTGATCGAATCATTATTTGTCAACGCATTAGGTGGAAACTCAACCGCCTCACCCCCCATCTTGAAAGTTACCTGGGTCCCGGCAGCGTTCGGTGCGCTCGCATCGACAACACTATACAAACTTCCATCGACACCTTCCAATTGTACCGTCGATCCACTGACAATACCTGTACCCGTCACCGTGAATACCTGGGTTGATGTGTCAAAGACAAAGCCGGTGGTAGCGGTGTCGGTAATTTCGTAGATATAGGCAGAACCGGTGTTGGAAATACCACCCGGGTCTTCGTTCGGCGCCCCCGCGATAACCTTCGCCCCATCCCCACTCATGGCGACACTATAGCCGAAGTTGTCACTAGACGCACTGTCCGATGCTCCAATCTTTGCATGTTGGACCCAATTCGAACCATCGTAGGTGAAGATATAGGCAGAACCGGCGTTGGTGTCACCACCAAAGTCCTCACCGTTCGCCCCCGCGATAATCCTCGTCCCATCCGAGTTCATGGCGACCCTGTTGCCTAAGTAGTCACTAGACTCTGGATCCGATGCCACAATCTTCGCTTCTTGAGCCCACGACGAACCATCGTAGGCGTAGATATAGACAGAACCGGCGTTGGTAATACCACCCGGGTCTTCGTTCGGCGCCCCCACAATAACCCTCGTCCCGTCCGAGTTCATGGCGACAGCGCCCCCGAAGTGGTCACTATTCTCTGGATCCGATGCTACAATCTTTGTACCCGTATCCCAAGACGAAGACGAACTATCGTAGGTATATATATAGGCTGCACCGGCGTTGGTAGGGCGCGAACCAAAGTCTTCATACCGCGCACCCACAATAACCCTCGTCCCGGCCGAGTTCATGGCGACACTCCACCCGAACTCGTCAAGCGTTTCCCTGTCTGGTGCCACAATCTTTGTACCCGTATCCCAAGACGAAGACGAACTATCGTAGGTATATATGTAAGCAGAACCGGCGTCTACAAGATCACCCGCCTGCCCGACCTCATCAGCCGCATCCTCAGCGTACGCCCCCACGATAATCCTCGTCCCGTCCGAGTTCATGGCGACACTCCACCCGAAATAGTCCGACGTCTCCTTATCCGATGCCTGAATCTTCACACCCGTACCCCAAGACGAAGACGAACTATCGTAGGTATATATATAGGCTGCACCGGCGCGATTAAGACCACCAGAGTCTTCACGGTACGCTCCCACGATAACCTTCGTTCCATCACCACTCATGGCGACGCTAATCCCGAAATTGTCATACGAGTTCTGATCTGCCGCTGGCGCTACAATCTTTGTACCTGTATCCCAATTCGAACCATCGTAGTTATAGATATAGGCACACTCTCCGGCTGCCACCGACGAAGCATAACCGACCCCTACGATAACCCTCGTCCCGGCCGAGTTCATGGCGACACTGTACCCGAAATAGCGTTCGGCCGTCGCATCTGATGTGGGGGGGACAATCTTTGTCTCAGTGCCCGCCCCCACCGTTGACCCTCCACTAACAAGTGTGGTTAACGGCGAAATACCAGTAACCGTGGGTGGTTGGGCGATAGACCCCCACCCCGATGCCGTGTACGATTCCATGAACCCAGTTGTGGAGTTATAGCGGATCATTCCGTTTGCGACTGTCGCCGGTCTCTGACCCGTCGTACCACTCGGAACGGTCAGAGCACCTGTTCCAGAAGTTCCGACGACGCCGGCCACCTCAACATTCCCACTGGCGACTAAAGAAGTCGTAGGATTCGTAAACTCTAGGGTTAAAGGCGTTATATTCCCCGTAGCAGTCACGGCTTCGAGAGAGTGCTGCGCTTCCACGTTGACCGTTCCCATGATGAGCGTTCCACCGAGTTCGAGGTTTGTGCTCACGTATGAATTACCTAATACATGAAGATTCGCTTCTGGGGAATCTACCCCCACACCGATCTTTCCTGTTAGTGTATCGATCACGGCGTTCGAGGCATTACCGACCCCCTTAAACGTAATTTTGTCTACATCCGTGAAGACCAATTGTCCGTTGGTAGACATATCTACTATTGAGGGAGGTTTTTTTAAACTGGGAAAAGTCCGAAGGACGGGACAAGTGCTTCGCACTTGGAACTTGGGTTCTTCCAAAGTGGGACTCGGCACTTTGGAGGAAATTTTTTATTGGGGGGCGACGGGCCAAACAGGGTTAGCGGGATCCTCTGTCACATCTGGCAAGTCTCGGAGAGCTTGCATATAAGTTTTCCATTCATCTGGAACGGGTGTGTCTGTAGATGTCGCCCGAGTGACGACCCAATCACAATCGGTAAGGCGTTTGTTGCGTTCTTTACGAAGATCCTTGAGGGGTTGGGCATCGATGAGTTCTTGGAGTTTGGCCTCGAACTCCTCCTTTGGTGGTTTTGGTTGCCCACTTAAAATAACCAAAGATTCATAGTCACCGTATTCGGAATAACTTACCGGTTCGTTATATATTAAACTTAAAACTTTTGCCACCAAGGGTTGTTCCATTTATAATACTAAATAAGGTTTTAATCCCATACAATCCCCGTGATATCACCGTATGTAGAGTCCCATATATAGCTGCTCACCCCCGCCGGCTTAATTTCGTAACTCGTGGTATACGAATTTCCTATAATTAAACCTGAGAATATTCCTTGATAACTATGTTCATCTAAACGCTGATAAGTAGTATGGATGTAATATCTCCAACCCGTACTATCTGGAAAATATACTACTTCACCTGTACTTTCGTTTTTAATAGCAATTCTAAGATACAGGTGATGATTATGAGTATCGGTGTAATCTCCCGTATGTGAAATATTATATAAAGGATTTGTAGAGTAAGCTACCCACGGTGGACCATAATCAACAATGGTTTGAAAAGTGTTTTCGGTTGTGTATGAGTAGGACCCGGAATTTCGACGAAACATCAAGGCTCTTGTTTTTCTCAGAGACCCACTTATGTGAACGTCCCCCCTCACATCCAACATTGCCCTCGGCTCCGAAGTTCCAATTCCTAAACGCCCAGCCTTGAGGGTCATGGAGAGGTCCCCGAGACCGAAATACTCCTTCTGGTAGGCATAGAGTTGGTAGATCTCGTCGGAGGTTAGGGCTCGGTTGAAGAGGCGGAAGTTCGCGATGGAACCGTTGAAAAATTCTGTAGTCGACAAATGACTTGTACCGAGCGTTAGTTTACTACCGGCAAGCGTAAATGGTGCCGCTGTTTGTACAATCTCTGGAGTAACTTTTTTTCCATTGATATATATGAAATCATTTTCAAGACTGGGTGTATTACCACCACTATGTCCCGCAGCAACGTGGTACCATGTATCCAGTATAATTGGATCGAGAACTCTCAATGCGGCGCCCCAATGGTCAAGTGTGAGTTGATTATTATTTATCCACATGAGTGCAGAACTATAAGATATCCCACCGTTTCCTAGCATGACTACATAATCATAGTTACCTGCTACGGCCGTTCTCTTGAACCAATATGACATAGTATACGTCACATCACCCGTTCCTAAACCGTGGTCACTCGTAGTGACGTTACTCGTATCGGCTCCGCTGAAAGAAAATGCTTTTATTTCACCGTTATCGAACGTCGCATTCATCTCAGCGTCCCTATTGTTAGTCGTCTCATCTTGAACATCACCCAACCCCGAATAGTTCTTCGCATCATAGTAGACCTCCAACCAATCCGTGTTGGGAACGTTGGGGTATGACTTTACGGTCACATCCGTTCCGTGAGCCTCGGGGTCGTATTCGGGAAGGCCGAAAAGTTCTATTTGTCCAATGCTAGTCCAACCTGGTTGATTTGATGTTGTTCCAGAAACATGAATGCTGTTTACTATTAAAACAAAATGTGTAAATGCCTCTTTTGTATAATCAATATACTCGGTATACGCATCTCCAAGTGTGCTTGATGAAGTTGTAAATTCTTTAATTAGTATCCAGTCATTACTATTTTTTCCATATAGATAGACATTTTTGGGGAAACCGGTCATATTATCGACGTAAGTTGTCTCTGCCCTAGAATGTATCTTTATATCATGTAAGTAAATGGAGTCTGGTAATTGAATTTGAATCCATTCACCCTGTGTCAGATTATCGGGATGAGTCGCTGCTTGTGATGTAGCAGCACCAGTACTTGAACTATATGTATCAGTTTGTGAGGACGGCCCTTGCGAAGCCCACCCCGCACTTGCTGCAACACTAGCATCAAGGGGGTTGTCATTATCAAAAGCTGCCCATGCATTATATGCGAAAAACTGAGTACTTCTTGTTACGAAATGACCTTGATACCCAGAACCCGTTTGTGCGGCACTTGTCATAGCCACCCTCGGATACTTAATAAGTTTTTTCGACCGGGGAAACTCCG